GATTGAGCTGCGGCATGGAGAGCGCGAGCAGTTCCTCGCGCGCGATGGACGGGAAGACGCGGTTGATCATGTTGACCATCGTCTCGACCTGGGTGGCGATGTCGGGCTTCTCGGCCTCCAACTTCACCATCTCGCGAGTGTTGTCGATGAAATCGCCAACGCTCATGTCCTTCATCAGATGCTCGACGCCCTTGATCTTGAGGACGCGCTCGGGGCGCTCGAAGTCGTCGAGGTTCAGAACCTTCGCCATGTGCTTGCCTAACTCCTTGGTCAGCATGGCTGGTCTCCGGATCGAAACCAGCCACTAGTCACTGCTGACTAGTTATATCAGGCAGCAGCGGGATCGCCAACCTTAAAGAGCACCTTGGTCGCCGGATCCGGATACGCATGAAACTCGACGTTGTAGATGCGCTCCTCGTCGAGCTTGTAGGCGAAATGGAGAGCACCGGAAGTGGCCGCCAGCGGGATGATGAAATCCTCCGACTGGTTGGTGGCCAGATTGGCGATCGGGTGCAGCACGAGCGGCTGAGCCAGCGAGACGAGGCTGACGCCGATGGCGTTGGTCACGTCCACGCGCTTCACCGTGGAGCCAGTGCCGCCTGTCAGGGTCGTGCCCGTCAGGGAGATCGCCGTGCCTGTCTTCGCAACGGTGTAGCTGTTGCCGACAGTACCCTCAGTATTGTACTGCACCACCAAGGTCGTGGCGGTGGCGACGAAGGACGCGAGGCTCACGAGCGGATCGAGCGACGCATTCAGGAGATCCTGCGCCCAGGCGAGGGTCGCCGCCAGGGTCGACTGGATCTTGATGTGACCCGGCAGCGTCGGCGTTGTCTTGAAAATGTAGACCACGCCGCTCAGGGTGATCGAATCGCCGTCGGCCGGCTGAGCCGAGAAGGTGTAGGTATTGGACGCCTTCACACCGCCACCGCTGAGTGTCGCACCCGGCATGATCGCCACCAGGTTCTCCAGTGTCGTCTCGGCGAGCGGTACCTTGGCCGTGCATGTACGGCCCGTGATGTACTCGTTGATGGCGGTATTGCCGAACTGATCCACCATGACCTCGTGGGTCTCGGTGGCCACCTCAACTTCGACACCGCCCTTGGTATAACCAAGATCGGTGCCACCGAAGGTCACCCGGCAAACGCCGAGCTTCACATTCTGGGGGCTGCTGGCCACGGTAATTCTCCTTGTAGGGCGGCTTGATTGCTTAACGCATTATAACTCAGTGATGACTATTTGTCGTCAATACTTTGCAGCGCATCAGGTGATGCCCCTGCCAGGCGTCTTGTAGAGTACGGAGTTCACGCCGGCCGTCACCATCGCGATGTGTGTCGCACCGGCGGGCACGCCGAACAACGCGATGTGGTCTGCTGGCAAGGGCATGGACGAATCCTCGTCAGCCGTTACGCTGGCGTCGCCGAAATCGATGTAGATCGTGTCGGGTCCCCGATTCCAAAGTCGAACTACCGCAAGCGACCAAACGAGAGCCGCCGTCGAGCTCACGGAGGTCGCGGTGAACCTGACCGTCAACGCCTGGTTCGGCTGGAAGCTGCGAAGACCCTCCTCCAGATCGACCGCCGACGGGTCGCCGACATAAAAGAGTATGTCGCTGTTCGGACTCGCATACCCCATGAACGAGATGCTGTAGACTCGTTCGCCATCCGACTTGTAGGCGAACTGAATGTCACCAGGTGTCACGGCCCTGGGCACGACGAAGTCATCGTTCAGGTCGTCATCCGCGTTGATCTGCGGATGCAGCTTTAGGATCTGGGCGAAGTCCATCAGACTTAGCCCGGACGAATGTGAGACATCCACGCGCTTGGAGGTGCTACCGATCAGGGTAGCCCCGGGCATGATCTTGACCAGGTTGTCTAGGGTGGTCTCGGCGAGCGGAACCGTAATCCTCACCGAGCGCCCAAGGATCGACTGATTGATCGTACTATCGCCGAACTGATCGAGTGTGATGTTGCGGCTTTCGGTGACGACTTCAACCTCGACGCCACCCATCGTGTAGCCGAGATCCACGCCGCCGTACATCACCCGGCAGGCGCCGAGCGTAACAAGGTTGAGATCGTCCATTTTCTGCTACCCAATCGAAACCAGACAAACATCGAAATTGACGGAGAACTCCAAGAGATTGGCCTTGGAGTGCTGGTAGGGGATCGCCAAGTGCCTCGGTCGGATGTAGTTGACCTTGTAGATCCCCATCGCTTGGTTCTTGATGGTCAGCGCCCGAGACATGGCCTCGGCCAGCGCTTCTCCATCGACATATCTCGGGGCTCGTGCGATCGCCTGAAAGCTACCCTTCAGATAGCCAGGCAGCTCGTGGTCGATGGTGGTGCCGGACAGTGGGCTCAGCAGGAGGATCCCCTTCTGTACGGTGTCGGGCATGGTGTGGATGAAGATCTCATTGCCACCAGCCACGGCTTGCGCGACCAGATAATCGCGGATGGGCTCGAGCTTCACAGCGCGTCACTCACAGCCGTCTCGATCTCTTCCTTCATCTTCGGTTCGCGCTCATCGAGCGCGCGCTCCAGGAACTTTCGGCCCACGATATGACCGTTCGACGCCTGCTTCGCCTCCGACCGGGGGCCGAGGCTGTAGAGTCCCTCGTGCATCTCCGTTGCGTACGCGTCCACATCCACGCCATTGACGATCCCACCCACGCCGACCTCGATGACCGTTCGCTCGTTACCCTTCTTGATCTCCTCGACCGCGTGTGCGGCCTCAAGGTTGCCCTCGTCCACCGGCGAATTGGCGACTGAGAGCTCCTTGATGATCTTGGCCTCTTTGCGCATCTGGCGCAGGGCAGCGCTCGTCGCCCGCTTCCCGTCCTGAATCAGGAGGGCGGAGACACTATCAATTCCGATCAACTTCACGCCCATGCGTCCAGATCCACTTGGTTGTGATCGTGCCGGCCGAACACATCGAACCTGGTATGCACGTTGACGACCTTCAGCTTGATGCCTTGGATAACCACGATGTCGTCCAACCCAATCTCCACTGGGGGCAGGAACAGGAGCCTGGCCGCGGCCGTAACCTCGTTGGCGTTTCCCCGAGAGGCCGAAGTATCGAACACCGAGGATTTTTCCGAGGTCCGCTCCAACTTCACGACCGAGCATTTGACCCGGACCTGAGAACCTTCGGCCAACTGGCCGTACATGTCCGGCTCGCCGGGGTGCTCGATCACGCAATCGACGTTCGGAAAGACTGCCATTGGGGCATTATATCAGGGCGATTCCCTTAGATATAGTCAGTCGTTACTATCGAATGGTACCAGTAGGGCATCGCTGTTGGGGTGGAAGATCTCGTTCAGAACCTCGTCGTAAGTGTCCGGGCCCTCGCCGGCGAGAGCGATCACCCGGCCGTGGTTCGGGTTCTGGGCGTCGGGGTAGATGACCTTGGCGTGCGTCTCGCCGTTCTGCGCCAGGCCGAAGATGTAGGAGTCGACGTACGCCCGCAGATAGTGCAGCCGCACCTCGCCGCGGACGAACTTGTGGCTCGGCCATTTGCGGCTCATGCGGTCGGTGTAGAAGAACAGCGGCCCGTCGGCGCCCTTGGCCTTCAGGCTCGCCATGATGTTGCGCCGGCTGATCCCGGTGGTGAGCGCCTGAATGTTCGCCCGCAACAGGGCGTCGCGGAATCGTTTCGCGTTCTGGGCGATGTCCCGCTCAAGCTGGGTCGCGATGACGTTGCTCAGATGCTCTTGGGCAGCGTTCAGGTGCGTCACCAGCGCGTCCGGGAGTTCTGGGGATTCCTTCCCTACCCCGAGCGCTTGCTCTGCGTCTGCGAGCGCTTGCAGCGCGAGCTTGGACGTCTGCTCCTGGATCGCCTGGTTCTCGACCTCCAGATAGGAGGTCGCCAGGTTGAAGCCGGTGGTGTTTAGGTCACCGATAACCGACGCCACGAAGGGGTCGCGGCTGTTCACGGCCTTACTGTAGGCGCCGGCGAGACCGTGATCGATACCCTGATACCGAAGGGAGGCCCGTTCGGCGTGGTCGGTGAAGAGGCTTGTCGCCACCATCAGAGCCGAGCGATCGGTACGCTATAGGTGATGTAGCCCCGGAGCCGGCCGAGGGCTTTTTTGGACACGGAGAGATCGATCGGCTGCTTCTGGCCAAAGTAGGAGCTCGATTCGCCGACAGTCTGGGAGATTAGTCCGTCCCGGCGCAATTGATTGACCGGGTCGCCGCCCATCAGCGAGTCCGCCTCGGTCACCTGAGCGTAGCGGAGTGCCTTCAGGAAGGTGGGCTCCAATTGCTCCAGCTGAGCCCGGTCCAGGAGCTTGATGTCTGTGATGTAGAGGAAGCCCCAAGAGTCGTCAGGGTTGTAGCTGACCACGTTCAT